TTGATAAACAACAATAGAATTCTGATAGTAAAAAGGACTTGTGACAATAGTTGACTGCCAATCATTCAAAGCGTCATTGGCTATCTTAATGTTTGTTTCTGAAGGATCATTACAAGCAACATTTTTAAAATACAAGTATTTTTGTTCAAGACTTTCTTGAGAAACTTGATTGTCATATTCTTGCATGTTCGTAGAAGCATAACTGCGTTCTATAAAATATATTGTTATATTTTCTATGTAATAAGGATCTTCAAAGTAACATTTATTAGAATCGGGAGTTAAAAATATAAACTCAACTCTATCGTTAACTTTCGGATTATCTGTGTATAATTTATTCATAGGTAAAACTTATTGCTATGTTTTCGGGTCTAATGATCTCAAAATACCTTGCGTTTACAGTCTTTCCACTGTTGTCAGGGTCGCTTGTTGTAAAATAAATGTCATATCTGCTTGGTTGTTGCATGTCTGAAAGAGCTTTGATAACATCAATGTCTCTTAAATTCTGCTCATAATCCCAATTATTTATTGAAAAGAAATTTTCAATTCTTGATGTTATGTTAGTTTTTATATCATCTTCAAACTTTTTATAATATTTGTCCATTACAACATTGATAGAAATATTAGTCAAAATGATTTCACCGTCAAGAATGCTAAGATAATCAGTCATCATTTTGTTGGCGTTTATATGTTGCATAAATTCATATTTAAATTGACTAGATGATTTTTCTAAATCTAAATTATTTACTTTTGTCAAAATGTAAAGTTCAATAATATTAGAACTACATCCAGAATGTCTCAAGACAGCATTTGCCTTACCCATTACACCATTATAAGGCGTAGCAAATAAATTGGCATAATTTTTGTAATCACTGCCAGAAACACATCTGTTTTGAGACTGATTATAAATTGGAAGTTTATATCTAATATCATCAATTGTTTCTCCAGAATACCCATATTCTCCTTTAGTGTAATTTGTCAAATTGACAACTGCGCTATAAACTTCACCTGAAATTGGTATTAGAGTTTGAGTGTTCACGAAGTTACTAACAATGTTACCTGATGGTCCACCACCTATTCTGTAAATAACTTGTATTGTAGAGCCAGTAGATGGAATATATCCTGCTCTATTATTACCGAATATGATGTAAACTGAATAATCAGAATTGTATTCAATCCTATATTCTCTTCTGGGAGATGATTCGGTGAAATATTTGACTTGATCCCACTTTGCACCATCAACGCTTACACGGATGGAATCAAGTAAAACTGGACTATAAGTCAACAAATATGCCTGATCAGTGCCTCCTACAGCACCAAAAGCATCATTGTAAGTTCTACCTTCCAACCCAACAATATTGCTATTAATCAATGTTCCATTGCTTATATAAATGTTTTCATCATAAATAGGTCTATTTAATGAATCAGAAGGGAATAATTCTATTGTTGTAGTAACATTGTTGTTCAATATGTCAACTGGATATGGTGTTGGTATTTCTAAATCAACATTGTAAGTTGTTTGAACTCTTGCAGACCAAAGACTTTTACCAGCAATTGGTGGTTGAGGTTCATAACCAACAAGTTTTGCTAATCTCAAAGCATTTTCTAGCTCTGTAACTGTGTCAATAAACACTTCATTAGCTATTTGATCTGTCTTAAATGAAAGTGTGTCTGCAATAAATGCCCAGTTTTCAATAAGCATAATGCCAAGACTTGACTCAACAAAATCATTAAATTCAGTGCCAAATTTTTCCTTAATATAAGCAACTAAACGAGATTTCATTGACCAAAAATCTTGGTTAGTGTAGTTTAGTGAAAATATTTGAGGTCTTGTGGTGTTAGCACCAAGTTTGTATGGCTTCAAATCAAACGGACATTTTTCCAAATCAGCCCCCTTCAAATGGTATTGCTAAAATTAAATTTTCAACAACATTAATTTGCTCTGGATTTATATAGTTAATTTTTACCAAGACTCCATTCTGATTTGTATAAGTTGCTTCCCCTTTGTTACTTTCAGATAAATTAGTGACAACAATCGACTTAACAGTAATTCTTGGTTCCCATGTAGCAATTGCAGTTGTAATCGCTTCAGTTATAGCTGATCTTGTTACTTCATTATTAGGCTCGTAAAAAAATTTGCGCAAAGGTGTGCCAAATTGTGACAACATGACTCTATCACCGGGATTAGTCAAAATTAACTGGATTAAATCACTTTTAATATTTCTTGGTCCTAATTGTGTATAGAAAAATCCTAAAGGATTTTTTGACACCGGAAATGGAATACCTTTTAACTCAACTACCATTTAAACTCCTAAATAATTATTTTCAGCTAAGAGGCAATCCTCCAGAACATTGATCATCACCCGGAGCACATGCTTCTATATTTAGATTACCAATTCCAATACCAGTCGCTGAATTACTACAAGAAGCATAAACTCTATCACTTGCTTTAATACAACCATTTGGCATTAAGACTAATATTGGGAATATGCCCGGAACACATTCTCCTTGATTTGTAGTTGCTTGAGCTGTTGCTTGATCAAGCTCTGGTTGCAACAAGTTCTCTGGAGGACTCACCTTGTTATTATCAGTATCACTTGGTGGCTTATAATCTCTACCAGCTAGTAAAAATATTTTTTCGTCCACTTTGACAACATGATTTTTTCTTCCAATATGAAAGAAATCTTCCTCAGTGTAATCTAGTCTGTTCGTTTTAACATATATTATCTTATGACCTTCAATAACCTCTAAAGCATTCTCTTTCGCATACAAAAATAAATTTCCTCCAGATCTTACTTGTATGTATCCTGATTCATTAACATCTGGATATCCTTCTTGCAATTGAATAATATGAGGTCTTGAACCATTTTCAATAGTTTTTTGAGGAGCAATAATATCAATTGATTGCCCTTGAGTTGCTTGCTGATCAGGACTATCATTTAACGTAATTTGCAACCCATAACCAGTTCTTAATTGCATGTAAGCTGCATTGGCATTGTTCTGTGGCAACGCCCCATCTTGACGACATCCGTATTCTCTTTTATTGCCTTCGTCAGACATGATAAATTGATGTTTGCTGGTTGATGTCATAATAATGCCTTGACCAGCTGAAGCTCTACCATCGCAATTAGGACCATCAACAGCATCACACAAAAATATCTCATTTCCTAAAGCACTATGTAATTTTATTCCATTTGAATCACCACGAACCATGTCAGATCCACTGTCAGTTCTTTCTAAATCATTCATTTCAATCAAATGACCAGTTGTTGATTTCCAATATGTCCTACCAGCAAATTTATTGTCACAACCAAAATCAAATGCTTGTGTACTCCTATTCCAATCCATAGAACCTCTTGGTTGATTCACAGAATCATCCATAACAAGAGTATGACCCGAAATAGAAAGTATCTGCACTCCAGTCTGAGGCAAATCACATTTATTGTTTTGAGGAGTTTGCGGACCTCTATAAGGTCTACACTCACTTGCTTGTTTGAAAAATGGATTTCTACCATTTTGACTGTTTGGTCTCTCTTGCGTTTCAGGCTTACCGCCAATAATAGTTGATTGAGTTGATGAATCATTTGAATAAGCACAATCCGTATTTTCGCTTTTTTTGTTTAAGTCTGGATTAGTATTTGTGGAATTACCCGACATATCAATTGCTGTTTGCCCGTTTGAAGCGTTATTTATATCGTAAACAGGAGGATTTGGAAGTCCTACAATACAACTCGTGTCTCCATCTTTTTGATTGTTAGCACATGTTGGATGCGCCCATTGACCAGCATAATGCAAATGATCATCCTTGAATATCATCCAATTGCCACAACCACTCATAATTTCGATTCTTTTCCACTTCCTATTGCATCTAGCATCTCCATCGACCATTTTCATCATATGCTTTTCAGGCGTTTTAAACCCATATATGTTGGGATATGTGGCTCTTGTTAAGATGGATTGGTCTTTACTTAATTGTGATATAGAATCAATGTCATATCCATTATATGATTCTGTGTTCCAAGGAGGAAAAACTTGTGAACCATCATTTGGTCCACAAAGATATCCATTTCTTTTACCTGCATACAATTGATTAAATTCTTCAATTGGTGTGTTAAAATAACTTAATGACCCCGGTCCACGCTCTCTACACCATGTGGTTCCTAAATAATAAGCCGCTCCATTATTACCACCTTCAAAAGCAATGATAACTGTTGATCCAGCTGGAGGAATCCATGATGAACCACTATCATCAAATCCACCAAAAGATGATATAGGTAACGCCCAAGGTAAACTTGAAACTTCTGAAGTAGGATCATCAAAAATTGGAGAAAACCATTGAACTCTATTTTGCTTCCAAATATCCATTGTGCTAATACAAATAGCAGAATAAATACCAAATTTACTTATAGGTTGCTTGTATCTTGGGTCACGCAAGTCTTTTGTTGCTACATTAAGGTCTGCAACTTTTAACTCAAGACTTTCTAACCTTTTATACATTTCTTCAGCCATGTCTGCCATGTCAACCTCTAAGCTTTGTTCTTGGGGAAGGTATTTGCGTTAATTTCAACTCTGTTATCCAAGATCCATCACTTATTGTATGATCGCAACCCGTCACAGTATAAAATCCATCTGATATCATGGAGTTAATCTTTGGATTTGCTAACCAATCTGTCTGAAGACCAATTGGCGTTGGACCTTGTGTGAAAACAGCGAATGGATTGATAAATATGATTTTTATCGCCCCACCCTTTATATTTAAAGACCAAAGAAATCTAGGATCTCCTTGAATAGTCATGGTGGCTGTTATAGCACCAGCAGTTTCTGGTTTACTGTAGTTTTCAGCAGCAATCGCTGCAACACCAGCTTGCGCTTGCGCTCTAGGTAAGTTTTTTGGAGCATCTCTATCCCAAGCATCATTTGCTACCGCTCCTCCCATCGCAATGTCTTGACCCGGTGCTGTTTTTGCATTCTTGTCTTGATTAGCCTCATTACCATCAAAAGGATTACACAAGTCTTTAACTTGCACTGCTTTAATGTTAGAACCACCACCTGCTTGACCACCTATAGCTTTATTGGGAATACCAACAAGATTTATTCTGGGAGAAAATCTTATTACTGGACTATAATCCCCGCCATTAACAACATATGTTCCTAAAAATGGTCCTAATCCGCAAAATGCCATAGAACCTCTTCTTTGAATACAAAACGTACTGTCAGCTTCAACTAAATAAAGAGCATCATCATTCGCTCCTGTAGGAAACATCATGTAAACACCTTTATTACTTGTGGTTACAAATGTATCCATGTTTTTTCTAATAGCATCCAAAGGAGGCAAATTGTAACCAGCATATACTCCTTTTTTAGTTGCATTTGGCGCACTACCAGCACCTTTTTCTGCACCAATAGCCCACTCTCCATTAGCACCTTGTGGAGGCTTAGCCAAAATAACACGAGCTTTTGCAGGATCATCAAATGCGATCCTTGGAGGACAATCACCATTTAACATTATCTCCGCTGCCCTTAACAACGGAACTTGCTGACCCGGTGATCCTACTCTCTTGTTGACCGTTAAATTTGAATAAGGTCCATCAGCTGATTTCAAAATTAAACTATATCTCCATATGTTTCTTTCAACATGAACTTCTATCTGATGTAAAAAGAAATTAATGAACGGACCTATTGGTCTGCCAGCAATTCTTTTGGACGGAGAATTAACATAAGGCTGATAAATAGCTTTTTTACCTTCAGAATTCACAAAAACATATCCGACATTAACTGAAACAATGAAAATTTCTTGCGGTTTTACAACATTGTCATTGTTAATACCATCTCTGTTCCAACACCTGTTCTTGTATACTGTGTTGTAAAATCCAATAAAATCATTTCCAGATGTATCAACAATTTCTAAAGTTGCGCCATATGCATTTTCAATAGATAAAGTAAAACTTTTTATAAAAGCATTCCTTGATTCATTGCTTCCTAGAAAATTACCCGTAGAAACATAGTATAATTGTTGTTGTTCTTGTCTTGCTACTTGCAATTGTTCATTGTCAAAACGCAAAACTCTATAGAACCTCGCCTCTACAAATGGAGAATACATCTGAAAAGGCAAAGTCTGTGGAATGCCTGTAGGTCCAGTAAATGGTAAGGCTCTTCTTAAATTACCGCATTCATTGTAGCTCGTACCATCTACTACAAAACTTGGGGGAATTTGATATTTTAAATTTATAGGCATGTTAGAATGTATTTATTGGTAGACGAATGGTTTTACCAGCAACAAAATCTTTTATATCATAAATACCATTTATTTCCATTATAAGCCACCAAGAATCAGGATAACCATAAACTTGAACAGAAACTAAATCAGGTCTATAAGCAAAACCTTCTGGAATCACAGCATATTTGTCATATGT